ACAATGACACAATCAAACCAGACAGCACAAACAATGGAAGATGGTTTAAAGCCTGTAAACCTTTTTGATGCTGTACCTTACATAGCCCAGACACGTTTTGAAAATGAATTTAATTGTTATGATGATGTTGATTTTAGAGACATATCAAAAGGCATTAAACAAATTTTTATAATGACCTCTAAAGAATTACCAAAACAATTCTGGAAAGATCATTATTACAAGACAGTAAAAACAATGCTATGTAATGCCATTGAATTAGTATTAGATGATCCTTGGACTTACAACCAGTCTTGCAGAGTCAATACAGATAAGCTAAACAAAAAACACAATATAGAATTTTATATATAAAGACTCTCTCTTATAGGCTCTTAGGAGCCTGTAAAAGAGACTCTCAACAAGTCTCTTATTATCAACCTTATTAGGAACCACAATGGAACTAAACAAAA